CAGGATGGACCACAAAAATTTTTTAATATAGATTGAAGGGAATCAGGTTTATCTTGGTTCCCTTTTTTTATGATATTTATAATAAAACAACTTATGATACCTTTAATTACAGACACAACTTCAACAGTATCCACTCCTGATTTCGGAGTGTTTGCTCAACTTGCTGAGTATGGTCCATTAGGTTTGGCCGTATTAGCATTAGGTTATGTAGCTTGGATGTTCCTTAAGCGCCAGTGGGCAGAAAAAGATCGTCTACAAGAAGAATTAAATAAAAAATCAAAAACTAAAAAATAATGTCTTTCGGACCTTTTGAAGTATTAACACAATATGGTGTTTTAGGATTTGCTGTACTTGGTCTTGGATATCTTTGTTGGATTTTCTTAAAACGATTAATGGAAAGTGAAGAACAGCTTAGAAATAAGGTGAATGAACTTGAAGGTGATTATAGAGAAGATCTTGAAAAGAAACTAGATGAAAGTACTGAAAGTTCTAAAAGTTTAAAAGAAACTGTGTTAATGATATTTGGAAATAATAAAAAATAATCATGAAGAAAAAACTACTTATTGTAGGAATATCATTTGTGACATTAATATGCTTACAAATTTTTTCAAGTGGTCATGAACATGTTGTTGTAGTTGATGATAATATCCAACTTACAGGAGAAAATAAACAATTAACAAAAGCAAATAAAGTTCTTACGAATAGTGTAAATCAATTAAAAGAAGAAAATAAAGAATTAACAGAAAGCAAACAAAATTTAGAAAATATGGTTTCTGAGGTTTTAGGAGACTTAGACAGTACAAAATCAGTTGTAAAGGATATTAAAAAAGAATTAGCAAATGAGAAAGATATTGTTCGTAAGCAGTCTACTGGTGACCAGTTTGATTTTCAGCCAATCAAATTACCCGCTGAAGACGGTAATCAAAGGTGACTCAGTTGTTATCTTAACTGTTAAACAGGCAGATGACATTAATAATATTTTTGAAAGACAGAAAGCAATAATTGCCGGATTTAAAAAAGATATAATTACTAGAGATAGCATCATTGCCGTATTAGATACTATAATACTTGAAAAAGAAAAAGTAATAATTGAGCATGTATTTGATGATGAGATATCACAAAGACTAGATCTACTTGAAGCTTGGTTATTAGATGCATCAATCAATAATGCCTGGATGTATTACTCATGGGATGACAGTACAATTTATGCTGTGGATTTAAAACAATATTATGTACAAAAAGACAATATGACTGGGGATCTTTATTTTTATAAATGTCCAACTCCTATTGATCCTTATGAGAAAAAGGAAAACCCACTTAAAGGATGGGAAAGAGCAATTGTTAAACCTGAAAGACCTAAAGTTACAAAGGTACCTATAAAAATGTAATGATAACAAAACTTTTTTAATATTTATAATAAACGTTTTTTTAACAGGTTGTGTTTTGTAAAACAAAAAAACAAAACAAACATGAAAAATTTCTTTAAAAATTTATTTGACGACAACAACACCATCAATGAAAAGGCAGTTGTTGGATTTATTGCATTTATGATGCTATGTATTGCTCTTGCCGTTGACCTTATAACAGGTTACTTTGGAGCTCCTTTATTAATTAACAAATTCATATTTGATGGATTTATGGTATTAGTTTTAGGTTCATTTGGTATTGCTTCTGTAGATAAATGGATGAATAAAAAAGATAAACACGAAAAAGATAAAGATAACAACCAAATAGAAGAATAATGAGTTTAAAAAGTTTACAAGAAAGAGCTGGGGTTACAGCAGATGGTGCTTTTGGTCCTGGTACAATGAAAGCTGGAATGGCGTTACTAAAATTGTCCCCAATTCGTGCAGCACATTTCTTTGCACAAACATCACACGAAACAGGTGGTTTTAAAGCATTTAGCGAAAACCTAAACTACTCAGCACAAGGTTTACAAGGAATTTTTGGAAAATACTTCCCAGGAACCTTAGAAGAATCTTATGCTCGTCAACCAGAAAAGATTGCTAATCGAGTATATGCTAGTCGAATGGGTAATGGTGCAGAAGCATCAGGTGATGGTTGGAAATTTAGAGGTCGTGGTGCCTTACAATTAACAGGTAAAGCTAATTACGAAGCATTTGCTAAGTATTTAGGTACTAATGAAGTAATGGAAAATCCTGATTTAGTAGCTACAAAATATTCTTTTGAATCAGCAATGTTCTTTTTTGAAAGAAATAAATTATGGGCTATTTGTGATAAAGGAATCAATGATGCTGCAATTTTAGAATTGACAAAACGTATCAATGGAGGTACTCACGGTTTAGAAGATCGTAAAGCAAAAACATACAAATATTACGAATACGTTAAATAATTAAATTATGCAATTAAGTGAACATTTATCATTAGCAGAAGTTACAAAGAGTGACACTGCAAAACGTCGTGGAATTTCCAATATGCCTACTGAAGCCCATATTGCAAATTTCAAATTATTAGCTGAAAATATTTTTGAGCCAATTCGCATGCACTTTGGTAAACCAATTTTTATTTCATCTGGGTATCGTTCAGCTGAATTAAACAAAGCTATTGGTGGAGCAGGTAAAACAGTTAATGGTGTTTACATTCCATCATCACAACATTGTTCAGGTGAAGCAATTGATATTGATATGGATGGACGTCCAGGTGGTATTACAAACAAAATGGTGTTTGATTTTATCAAAGAAAACCTTAACTTTGATCAGTTAATTTGGGAATTTGGAACAGATACTAATCCAGATTGGGTACACGTTTCGTACGAGTCAACAGGAAAGCAACGTAAACAAATTTTACGTGCTGTTCGAAAAGGAGGAGCTACATCTTACGTACCTTACAAATAATCATATATAAAAATTAACAAAAACTAGCGCGGAACCATATGAAGGTTCCGCGTTTCGTTTTTATATGCGTTATAAAGCGATTTTAGACGATATTTATACGCATGAATGCAGATAAAATATTTGGATTATTTGGGGGACAAGAGGAAAATCCTAAACCTGATTTTAACCAGGAAGATGATATGTCCTATTTATTAGAGGATTTTAAAAATCATCCTTTATTCTGGGTTGGAATGTTTAAAAAACTTATCCATAATCATAGAACATTTAATAGAAAGATTATAGGTTTCTTTTCCAAAATGGATGAGGAATTAGATCTTTATGATGTTGAACAAGCAGGGGAATTTGTAGTGTACAATAGAGCTTGGTTTTGGATTTCAAAAATAGATACTCAAATTGATACTCATCAAAAAGCTATAACACATTATGCAGATGATTATTTCCTAACATGTGTAAAATTTTCAATTTCTTATTTTGAGGAACTTGAAGAATATGAAAAATGTGCTCATTTTAAAAAAATTCAAGACATTGTTGAGAAGTTTTTAACCTAAGCTTGGATGTATAACTCCACATCATTATATTTAAGATACGAGGAAAAAAGAAAATAAATAGAAAATGAAGAATAGAGAAATAATAATGAGAAGGTTGGAAAGAGCCGAGGGTGAGGTTGGAAAACTCCACATGATGTTGAATAGAGGTGGTTCACGAGAACAAGCCGAGGAAATATTGGTTACCCTTAGAGAATCAATTGACGATGCAAAATCATTCGTTCAACAAGAACCCCTAGGTCCCGGAGAAATTAATCCATATTAAATAATATAATAAATAGTTATGAAATTATCTGCTGAGGAAATCCAATCAAATTGGAATGAGTTAATGAATGTTATTGAAAATAATATTTCATCTCCACGTAAAGAAAAACTTATTGAGTTTTACAAACAATATGAGGATAGAATTGTATTAATGCCCGCTGCTCATAAAAAAGAATACCACAACGCTTTTCCTGGGGGGTATGTAGAACATGTTTTACGTGTTATTAGATGTGCTAAAAAACAAGCTAGATTATGGGATTCTGAAGGAGCGGATATGTCTACTTTTACTGAAGAAGAATTAGTATTCTCTGCTTTAAATCACGACCTGGGTAAAATGGGTGATGAAGAACAAGAATCATATATCCCTCAGACTGATAATTGGAGACGAGAAAAATTAGGTGAGGATTATATGTTCAATACTAAAGTTCCATTTGCATCTGTTCCTGATAGGGGATTATTTATGTTACAATCTCATGGTATTCCTTATACATTCAATGAAATGATAGCTATCCAGACTCATGATGGTTTATATGATGATG